CCAAAACAACGTCGATAGTATCTCCGTCGACCACTCTTTCAACTTTGCAACTATATTCATACATATTAACACTTCCATCGTTTACGAGCTTGTCGTAATCTTGAATTAGGGTTTTTTGCAGCTTTAGGAAATTTTTTCATTTGACCTGCAGAACGTGCACAATAAGATTTACGTCTTTTAGCAGCTTTACTGCCTTTTTTAACTTTACCTGTAACAGCTGTTTTAAGTTTAGATCCAGGATTTTTCTTTCTGTAAGCTTTAACACCTTTACGTGTCATTCCCGCTCCTTTTTTAGTAGGGCGGTAATTAGCACCTTTTCCTTTTGTAGTGCGTCGTATAGATTTTTCTTTACGCTTTGCTGCCATTATTTTTTCTTAGTTTTCTTTTTAGGCTTCTTAGCAGTTTTAGCAGAACGTTTAAAATCTGCGGCGGTAGGTGCTCCTTTAGCTCCTTTTTTACGCGGTTTTCTGCCCTCTTTACGTTTTTTATTAATATTATAATAAAGACCTTTTTTAGCTGTTCTGCCGTCTTTAGTTTTATGTGTTTTCTTTTTTGTTGCCATTACTCTTCCTGATATAAGTTATTAAAAGTTATACTTGGATCTAAATAACTTTCGTGACCTTCAGCAGAATGTTTTGTTTGCGAAGGTGTAAAATCTGGTGCACCTTCTCCAGTTACCCACAATGCAGGACTTGTTGCTCTTACTCGATTATTCGGTAATGCCACTAAGTTACCTTTCCATTCACAATCTTCTGTTATATATAAAACATGAGACTGTTTATGTTGTGCAGGACAATCCGCTATTTCGTTGTTTGTATAATCTACAGTAAACATATATTTACCAGTATAAAACTTTCCATCTATTTTGCATAGCCATGGACTAGAACTAACTCTATCCATAACTATTACAGAATGATCTCTTGATTCACAATCCCATGGTTGCGCTATATGGTCTTCCATAGGATCACCCCATTCTTCTAAAGGAATATCGGCTACTAAACCTTGTATCGGCATTCTTGCCCACATAGCTCCACCATGAATATTACCCTCTTCCCAATCATCGTATTCTGTTTCACAGCCTGTAAACACAACTTGAAAACTTAATGAACGGTCAGGAATAGTATTAACAGCGAACGCAATAGCATGCAAAAATTCTCCGTGGTAGTCACCATGATTAGCAGTAAATTCCCTTCTCACCCAACATTTAAAATGTGGAATATTGCTAATTAGATGAGGCACTTATTTTCTTTTACGCGTCATTTTTCTTTTCTTAGCGCCACCTTTCTTTTTATACTTAGAGGATTTAAGAGCTCCTCCGTTTTTTCTATATTTGGTTTTTCTCATTCCAGGCATTTTATTCTCCTTTTAACATTTTTTCTTTTAACCTAACCGCTCGATTACCTACTTGAGTAGCCCACTTAGAATCCATCATCTCCTCAGCAGCTTTTTCCCAATCAGACGCTTGAACAGCAGTTAAAAACTTAACAAATTTGCTCAATCTAGGTAAACCTAAATTAAACGCCATATTAGCTAAAACACGTTGACGAACGTCATCTAGTTCTGTCCACCACGCTATGTTTTTATCTAATTCTTTACAAACGATGTCTATATCGTTACGAAGACATTCTTTAATTCTTTGTTCTGAAACTGGTGTACCTACTGGCTTACCGAATTCCTCATCAGTTTCTAATATTAAATGCCCTACTCCAAATGTTGGGTAGCCAAGATGATCTAAGTAAATCTCATACTCATAGCCCTCATCTTGTATTAATTCTTTTTCTAACTTATCTATATTCATAGTATTGATACCGTAGTTGATCCGTTTGTTGAAACAGAAATTTTTCCAAGAGAAGCCACACCTTCTACTCCATTTTCGGTTCCCGTATAAATATCTACCCATTGCTCACCTGTCCATAATTGTAATTGGTCAGTGCTTAGGTTCCAAATAATATCACCTTTTTGAAACTGATTTTCGTTACGTTGTGTTTCGTTTACAGAAAGCGTTGAATCTATGTCGACTTTATTAAGACTTAGCTCTAAAACTCTAACCAATCTGTTAAAAGTTTCAGGAGATATTTCTCCTATAGCGATTGGTAATTTTGTCTCTAATATCTTAGCCACTATCGTCTACCATTTGGCTGAACATCCATTCTAGTATTGCCTATTCTAAATCCAACCCCTAGATTATCTCCAGAAGTGTTATCGTCATCAGACTCAACCCTTAACACAACTTGTCTAGCTCGAATTCTAGTATCTATCTTAGATGTACTACTTGTGCAAGTAGCTGTGGTAGCCGTTGATAAACTTTCAGCAGGAAAATTTCTAGTTTTTACAACTACATTTACAGTTTGTCCTGTTCCTCCGTCTCCTGTAAATTTTATATCAGGAATAATTCTTCTAATTGATTGGAAATCTTCTCCGTCGGCTAAGTCTAAGTCACTAGATTCTATAAAAACGTTATCCATCGCAGCACCGTCTGCATCGTTACCTGTTTCATGATTATATAAATATCCCACATTGCTTGTGGTGTATGTCGCCATTGGATTATTAAATATGCCTTCATCTATCCATGCACTTCGGGTAAGTTCTCCGATTGTCCAAGTTCCGTCTTCATAATTAAATACAACATATTTATCTATAACAGTAGAAGTTCCTGAACAATAAAACCAACCTACTTCATCAAACTCTTTATTTACAAAACCAAAAGTTTGAAAAGCTTGGGTTTCATTAAAATCGCTAAATACGTAGTTTTGAACAGTACACGGTATGTCTTGAACAGAGCCGTTATAAGTGTAAAAGCCTTTTTTATCCATCCAGAACACTCCTTTAGGAGTATTAATTGCACCATTCGGAGCAATAAGCCCTACACCCTCGTTTACTAAATTTACGCCGAACGTAAAAGGCTGACCTATGAAGCTCATAGAATATAAAGCTGTGTCAGTCCAAATTAGAGTTTCTTGTCTGGCTCGCAAGGCTCCTATAATTTGAGACCCTGCGGATAAACGCAAAGACCCTGCCGTATTAGTGGGTAGCGGTTCCCACTCTGTAACATTTTCTTGATCGCTCCAAGCAACTAACAATGGATCAAGCGTTCCTGACCTAGAGCTTCCTGATATAGGATCAGCCCCTAAACATATAACGTGTCTGTCTATATCACTGACTAATACTTGTAATGCTTTTGTTGGTGTCAGGTTTGCTCCTGCTAAATCCGATAAAGCTACAGCTCTAGTTGTTCCTAAAGTAGCTGCGCTTATGTCGTAATAAAACACACCGCCCGCTCGAACGTTCATAACTAAGTCTTCACCAAAGTTATCGTGTGACCATAATCTTAATTGATTAGCAGCTGTAACTGCCGTAGAAGATCCCCATGTACCTGCTCCCCATGGACTTACTCCCCAACCTGTAGATTCAACGTAAACGTCTAATCCTACGTTAATTTGATAAGCACCAACAACAGAACTTCCTCCATTACCCGTATCACTAGCGTTTGCAGTTACAGTTGCGTCCGAAGTATCTTTTGCCGTAATCGTATAACTATTAGCATTAACAATGGTTGCTATTTGATATTCTTGATTTAATACTGCAGCGGTTATATTTCCGCCAAGCGTAGCTGCCCCAGAAAAAGTTACAAAATCATTTTGTTGTGCTCCATGAGCTGTGTCGGTTACTGTAAGTGTAGAACTTCCGTTAGTGGCTGAAAACGTAACGTCTCCTGCGGCGGTTGTTAGTCTTATTGGTGTAATATCATAAAAGTTTGCCCCTTCTTTTATGTAGTATTTCCAAGTAGCTCCTAAACCAAGATACTTAGTTAAAGATAAATCTACCCAAGCATGTAGAGCTCGAACGGTTGATTGATAAGTATTTAAAGTTGCTTTAGCCCAGCCACCTATTTTTTCTGGTAGTCCTTTACGAAATCTAACGAGGTTGGCATTAAACCAGCCACCTTCGTTAGAGTAATCTGTCCCCTCTCGATTGATCCCTGGACGAAAAATATACTTCGTTAACATCTGTCATTTTAAAATAATTGTTCTGCTAAAATAGCACCAGCACTTAGTAATAAAGTAACTAAAGTAGCAATAACAAAAAGTTCAAGACGTTTTATTCGATGGATAGTTTCTAACCAGCGTTCAGTACAAACTGCTTCGTGTCTTTCAATATGTGCCGCTACTTCCATTACGGTTTTTTTAGGCATTATTTATCCTTAGCTTTGCCAATATTTAAAGCTAAAAAATCTATAACTTTATAAAGTTTCGCTAACCATTTATCTCCTTGAGGAGTTGGTGTAACCGCAGCTACAAGTGAAGCTATAGCTATAATAGCTGTAACCCACATAAATATATTAATCCACATCATCTTTTTCTCCTTTTCCGTTTGGTTTAGATTCGTCTATAACTTCTAAAGTGCTTTGATAGGCAACTAAAGCTGTAACTCTAATATCTAGTTGATATTGAATTTGAGACATTTGCTCTTGAAGATTTTTAATTTCTGCTTGTAAATTTTCTGTATAAGCAATTCTTTGTTGCAGTTTAGGATCTACAGGCTGTTCTTCAGTTTCTTGTGTTCTTTTTTCAGTCATTACGAATTAGCTGATATATAAGCTTTACCAGTAGTAATAGCATCACTACAAGTAGTCTTTTTACTTGAAGATGAACCTACCACGTTAGGTGTATCATCTTCACCATCGTAAGCTAATATAACTTCTAAGTGGTCTACATTACGTTGTACTACTTCATTTATTTCTGCTTGTGTTAAGTCAGGCATAATATAAGTAGAATTTGCACCATTCGTATTAATATCAGTAATAAGTGTTGCACTATCTACTGCTGCTGTTAAACATTCTGCTACTGTTTGAGCCATATTTATTCTCCGTTTAATTTACTTTCTAATTCTTCGACTTTTGCCGAAAGTTCTTGTACTGCTTTTATTAGTGGATGTACAAACATTTCTTGTGAAATACCTTGTATTCCATCCTCTTCACCTTGAAACCATCCACCAAAATCTGTAATGTTATGTTTATTTAAAGCCGCTTCAACTTCTTGTGCTATTAAACCATACATTTTTTTATCGCTTGTTCTTTCTGTTTCTTCTGGGTCATAGTCTGGTAAAGAAGAATCAATATCAGATTTAGCTTTCCATTTAAAAGTAACAGGTTTTAAATCATTTATAAAATCTAATCCACAATCTGTATTTTCTGTTATTTCTTCTTTATATCTAACATCTGATACTCTAGTCCATGAAGCATTAGTATCAAAAGTATTATGAATACGATTGCTACCAGTTCCTCTACCAAGTGTAATAGTAGAAGCATCAGCAACACTTTTAACATCAAATCCTAAAACAATTTGATAATTAGAGTTAGCATGATAAGATTCAGTTTGATAACCAACAAAAGTATTTCCTGTTCCTGTAGTTAAATCCTCACCTGCTTCATTACCTATAAATACATTACCTGCACCTGTTGTAGCACCCTCACCTGCACGTTCTCCTAAAGCAGTTTGACCATAACCAGAGGTGACTCCTTTTAAAGCATCTTTACCAACACTAGTATTACCATAACCTGTAGTGTTTGCTAATAAAGCACTATAACCAACAGCAGTATTATTAGATGCAGTTGTGTTTAATGCTAAAGCAAAAGTACCTAATCCAGTATTGTTATTACCTGTAGTATTAGTATGAACCGATTCTTTACCTAGTGCTACATTAAAATCACCTGTTGTATTAGTGTCTAATGCATCTTTACCAATAGCCGTGTTACTTGCTCCTGTTGTGTTTGATAGCAGTGCTTGTTGTCCTATAGCTGTATTATCACTTGCAGTTGTGGCGGATGTTAAAGCAGAATCTCCTATTGCTATATTGTTAATACCTGTCGTATTAGCAGATAAACTGAACCAACCCATAGCAGTATTGTTTGAACCTGTTGTTATTGCATCACTTGAATTGTATCCTACTGCTGTGTTTCGGCTTCCAGTTGTAGATGAAGTAAGTGCATTTGTACCTACAGCTACGTTTCTGTCTCCTGTGGTGTTTGCTGCTAAAGAATTTTTTCCTACTGCTGTGTTGTTTGAAGCGGTGGTATTAGCTCCTAAAGCATTATGTCCTACCGCAACAATATCACCGCCTGTTGTATTAGCATCTAAA